CCAGAATCAGATAATGTAGTAATTTCAATAACTGCTCCAACAGGATCAAATGCGTTTATTGGAGTAGCACAAGATACTTCACTTACTAATATTTCTTTGAGTGGCTCTCCTACGAATATAAATCCTAGCAATCTTGTTGGAGGAGCTAGAAAAGCTCAGGGATTTTATAAAGCCAGTCCTGGAACAACCGCAATCGGATTTCAAGCAACTAGGCACTCTATTGTAGGAATGGGATTTGCAAATGTAACAAGTTTAGCTCAAAATGTTTCTAGTGCTACAACTTCAACTGGTACTGTAAGTGTTACAAGAACTACTGCTACAAATAAAACATTTATTGGTTTAGCTGCATCTCATGCTAGTTCTGATAATGATTCAATACCGAATTTTAGTGGTTATACTGCAGAAAGAAAAACAGGAAATAATGAAGAACTTAGAGGAGGGGCTGGAGTAGCTTATAAACATGGAACAGGAAGTTCTGTAACTTATACTCATGTGTATGGCGGAGCAGATGGTATAGCGACAGAATATGGATTTCATGAATTAGTCAGATAGGAGAAAAATTATGGCGATAACTTATACAAAAGAATTAACAGGGGTTAGTTACCACCCTACTTATCAGGCAACTGATGGAAGTGTAACAAATGCAATTTATGAAATTGTAGTAAGATACACTGGAACTGAAACAGTGGGAGAAAATACCTATACAGCAAATTTTGTTATACCCTGTGCTTTTAATTTAAAATTTAAAGCAGTAGCAGACTATACAGTATTTGCAGATATATCATCTTTATCTACAAGCGAGAAAAATACTATATTAGGATGGTTTGAAGGAGCACTCGGTTCTACTGCTATGAATGATCACAAGCATTCAATCTATAGCACCATTGAAGAACAAAAGACTCCAACGGTGAAATACCAAGCAATTGTGGACTAACTTAATAAACTGATGGATGAAGCTGTTAGCTTAATTACAGAACTTGGCTTTCCGATAGCAGCCTCTTTAGGTTTAGGTTATTTTGTTTGGAAATTAATAATGAAAATTAGTAATGGTATGGAACAAAAGTTAGATACCCTAGATGATAAAGTGCAAGTAAGTTTAGACACCATGGAGGAAAGGATCTCCACCAAACTTGATACCCAATACGGAATTATAGTATCTTTGATTGACAGAGTAAGAGCTTTAGATAATCAGACTATTAGACAAGATGTATTATTAAAAACACTACTAGGTGTTCCTAATTTAATAGATATTGAAAAGATAGCAAAAGCGGAAAGAGATGATCAAAGGAAAGATTAGTTTATTATTTATACTGTGTATATCTGTATCAGCAGACGAAATGGTGCACAAGTTCAAGTCGCCATCGTTTAGTGGTATAGGAACTTCTTCTCATTATTTAACCATTGAGAATCAAGAATATACTAGAAAAATGACAATCAAAGAAGAGATAAAAGCTCTTCAAGATCAATTGAAAAGAGATGCTGAAAACACTACTCTTGCAAGATTTATTCGTAATTTAGAATCTAGAATTTATGCTCAGATCTCCAGGCAAATAGTAGAAAATATGTTTGGAGAAACTCAGTCAACTGAAGGAACATTTGAACTAGAGGGAAATACCATTAGCTACACTATAGAGGATGGTATGATCACATTAACTATTATTGCAAGCGATGGCTCAGAAACTATTATACAACTTCCTCTTGGTGATTTCTCTTTCTAGTTGTGCGTTATTATTTGACCCAATAGATAACAATTTACCACCATTACAGAGAACAGAACCAGCACAGATAGGCTCATTATTAGTGCCTGAATTAGCTCGAGCAGAATTAATTAGTAATCCAAAACCAGTAGTAGCAATATACGCTGACGCTTTTTTAGATCAAACAGGACAAAGACGAAGCAATAGTTCTTATGCAACCTTTTCTTCTGCCGTTACCCAAGCCCCCAATGCTTATTTAATAAGAGCACTTAAACACGCAGGATCTGATAATAGGGGATTTTTTGAAGTTGTCGAAAGAGTTGGTTTAGATAATGTAACTAAAGAAAGGCAAATAATAAGGAGCACACGACAAGACTTTGATGAAGATAAGAAGTTGCCACCTCTAATGTTTGCTGGCTTGATTATGCAGGGCGGTGTGATATCTTACGAAAGTAACATTAAAAGTGGAGGGGCTGGTGCCAGGTATCTAGGCATAGGAATGTCTAGACAGTATAAACAAGATACCGTTACTGTTTCTCTCCGCACAGTTTCCGTAACTACGGGCAAGGTGTTGCTTGAGGTTTTGGTTACTAAAACAATATTAAGTGCATCACTAGACAACGATGTGTTTCGTTTTATAACCAACCAAACAGAGCTAGTAGAAATAGAAAACGGCTTAGTCAGAAACGAATCTATAGACATAGCTTTACAAACAGCAATTGAAACCGCAGTTTTAGAGACAATAAAACAAGGAGCAAACAAAGGTTACTGGAGTATAAATGAAAAATAAATTATTAATTGGTTTACTATTTAGTGTGTCTGTATTAGCAGATAACGAAGTCTATGTTGATCAAAGCGGAAATGCGGCATCAATAGACCTAGAACAGTTAGGATCGTCTAACTTGATTGGAGGGACTTCAGCCGTATCAGGCACCATGACGGCACTAGACCTTGATGGTGTTTCAATGACACTTGATATTAACCAAATAGGTGGTAGTAATATCTTTAGATCAGATGCTATCGATGGCGATAACTTTACAGGTTTTTTTGAGTTTGATGGTGATTCCAATGTCTTTGATTTATTAATGAATAGCACAGGATTAATCACTGCTGATTATGTAAATATGAACATAGATGTGACTGGTAGCAGTAACACATTTGATTTAAAAGCAGGTGAAGATGATGATATTTCATATCTAGATTTAGATTGGATTATCTCAGGAGACTCTAATACATTTGATTTTGATATTGATTATGAGAATGCTACAAACTATGTAGATGTTAATGGTAGTAGCAATACTATAAACTTTTTAGGTAATGGATACTCTGGAACTACATCTTCAGATTCTGGTTATTTTTATTTGGATTTAGATGGTAGCTCTAATACATACAACATTAAACAGATGTCAACGCTTGCTAGAGATTGGCTCTCTATTACAAGTTCTGCTTCTAACTCTAATATTTGTATCGTTCAAAACGATAGCGGAACAGCAACAAGCTGTTGATGTTGGCAATATATCTGAGTTAAACGGATCTGCACAAGTAGTCAGAGATCAGCCTTACAGTGCTGAGTTATCTTTTAATATTCAACAAAATGATCGTGCCGTTACTACCAATGGTAGAATGGCTATTACTTTTTTAGACGACTCTAAAGTAAAACTAACTGAACATTCTCAACTAACTATAGATGAATATATCTTTGACCCAAATCCTAGTAATTCTAAAATGGCTATCTCTTTTGGGCTTGGCACCGCTAGGTTCATTACTGGTGCTTTAAATAAGATAGATAAACAAAATATAGATCTTAAAACACCTACAGCCAACATAGCAATTCGTGGAACTGATTTTACAGTTACCGTTGATGAGACTGGTAGGTCTCTTTTAATACTTTTGCCAAATGACCTGGGCGAGGCTAGCGGGGAAATAATAGTAACCACCGCAATGGGATCAGTTACTCTTAATAAACCATATGAAGCAACTACTGTAGATGTATATGAAAAGCCACCAACAAAACCAGTTATTTTAGATCTTACTTTAGAGCTAATAGACAATATGCTGATTGTTAATCCACCCAAAGAAAACATACAGCTAACAGAAGAGGATACAACACAAAAAACTAATAATATATTAGATGTAGACTATTTAGAGTTTGAAGAGTTAGACGCAGATTATTTAGATGATGATAGTCTTGAGTTCACGGAGCTTGATTATAATTGGCTTGATGTTAACTTTCTTGAAGATCTTTTAGATATATTAGATGAATTAGAGGTAGCAGAAGAGCAAGATCAGTTAGCACAAGATGCAACTACACTTAATATTGTTGGCACTAATTTTGGACAAGATCTAGATACACAAATAACAACTTATATAACAGGTGAAAAGCTAACTGTCATACGAAGTGTAAATAGCACAGCAAGAATAGATATAGATACTGATAAAAGTTATACCGTCATACTAATACAAGATGGAGTATCAAGAGTTATAAGTATAAATGGAGGACAGGGTAGCACTATTAAAATTACCCAAAGCAACTAATGAGAATACTATTACTGTTATTAATAATACTAGGAGCACCTTTAGTATTTCAAAGCACACCAACAGAAATACTTAAACTAAAAGTATTTGATTATTTAGTAGAACAACCCAAACCATCTGGATACTTCACCATATTAAACATTACCGAAGAAGATATAGATAGAGAAGGTGGTTATCCGTTACCTAGAGATAGATTAGCTGAGATCCATAATGAGATTATGTCTAATGGTGCGTTAGGTGTTGGTTGGGTTATTTCTTTTCCCCACGCTGACCGATTCGGGGGAGATGAAAAATTTGCAAAGGCTCTTCAACAAGGTACATCAATATTAGCTATGTTTGAAGCCCCAAATCAAATATACCCAGAAACAATTGGTACGGTGATCCTAGGTGATGAAAAAGGTGGTATGTTAACTAAGGGTGTAGTTCAAAATACTATCAACCTTAGAAATCATGTGAAACAGGGTATAGCAACTGCACCCACTGACATAGACAATCTTGTTCGTAGAATCCCTTTATTATTAAAAACTCCTGATGGATATGTTCCTGCATTTGGTACAGAGGTATTAAAAGCATTAGTAGGTGCTGATACTTATGTTATTAAGACTAATGATCTTGGTATAGAAGAAATTAGAGTTAAAGGATTACCACCAGTCAAAACAGATAGTCTTGGTCGTAAGTGGATTAGTTGGGTAGATACTCCGCAAACTGATTTACAAGAAATGAATGTTGCTAATAAATTTGTTTTTGTTGGAATTACTGCTAATGGCATCATGCCTCAAGTTGCAACTCCAGTTGGATTATTAGAACCACATAAGATCCAAGCAGCATTATCTGAGTCAATCTTGATTGAAAACTCTCCTTACATTCCAGATTGGCATTTAGCAGCCGAAATTTTGATTTTCGGAATTTTTGTGTCGCTGACATGGCTCACAATCAATTATCTCGGTGTAGTTAAGGGTCTAAGTATAGCTGTAATTTTGCTCTTCACCACAGGCTTCTCAGGAGTTTTTAGCGTTCAGAAAGGCATTTTGTTAGATTTTTCATGGTCTTTTATCTCACAAATCATAACTTCTACTGTTGCCTTCTATGTAAACTACAAAAAGCAATATAAATTGCGTCAACAAATCAAAAAACAGTTTGAGCATTATTTAGATCCAAGACAAATAAAACGATTACAAGATAATCCTGACTTACTAAAACTTGGTGGTGAGAAAAAAGAAGCTACATTTTTATTTACAGATGTTAGAGGTTTTACATCTTTGTCAGAAAAACTAGCACCAGAAGAAGTAACTAAGATTATGAACAAAGCTTTGACCATACAATCAGATGCTGTGCAAAAACATGGCGGCATGGTAGATAAATATATTGGTGATGCAATGATGGCTATATTTAATGCACCTATAGATTTGGATGACCATAGAAGCAAAGCTGTAGAAACTGCTGTAGAGATAAAAGAAAACATGAAGAAAGCAGACTTAGGCATTGATATAGGCATAGGTATAAATACTGGTGTAGCCGTAATTGGTAATATGGGTAGTGATACAAGATTTGATTATTCTGCTATTGGTGACTGCGTAAATACAGCAGCAAGACTAGAATCTGCAACAAAAGAAGTAGGAAAAGATATATTGATTGGTTATTCTACTGCCATAAATTGTAAATTTAAGTTAAAATTATTGAAACCGATAAGTGTTAAGGGCAAAAGCCAAAAACTATCGATATATACAATACAGGAGTAAACATTATGCCAATGGTAGGAAAAAAGAAATACTCATACACTAAAGCTGGTATGAAGAAAGCCAAAGCAGCTGCAAAGAAAGCTGGTAAAAAAGTGTCATACAAAAAGAAAAAATGATTGACAAACTTATAGGTCCAGTAAGCGACATAGTTGGCAAGCTAGTTCCTGATAAGGACTTACAAGCAAAACTAAACCATGAACTTAAAACCGAACTACATAAAGCGAATATGGCTCAGATTGAAATTAATAAAATTGAAGCTGGTCATAAATCTATATTCGTTAGCGGATGGAGACCGTTTGTGGGCTGGACTTGTTCTATTGCTATGCTTTATCACTTTTTGCTTCAGCCTATCATCGTCTTTGCACTCTCAGCATCTGGAGTATCTTTTGTATTACCATCCTTTGACATGGGATCGTTAATGACTGTATTAATGGGTATGTTAGGACTTGGTGG